TGGGCTTGCCGGACAGAATCTCTGTGATCCGGGCCCGCATGGCGGTCCAGTCCACACCCGCCGGGTCCGGCTTCCAGTCGGACCAGTCCTTGTGGCGGATGACCGAGTCCACGGACCATCCGTAGTGACGGCAGACGGCGGCGCAGGCACGAGCGATCGCCTCAAGCTGGATGCTGGGCCACGGGTCCTTCCTGTCACCCTTGTTGACGCACTCGTAGCCCACGAAGTGAGCGTTGCCGTCGACGGCGCCGCTCGACCCCTGGTGCTCGTGCGTCTCGGGAAGCGGGTGACGCTCGTCCTTGACGGCGTCCAGGACGTCCGGGTCGCCGCCGCCCGCATGGTTGGCGCGCCCCCACCCGATCAGCTCGACCACGCCGTCCTTGTGGATCCCGCCGTGACACAGCGGTCCGGGAAGGTCGCTGAGGCCGTTGTAGAGGATGTCGCTGGACCCGGACTCGCCGCCGCCCGTGTGGTGGACCATGACGCCGTACAGGGGGCCCCACGCACCGTGTCCCGCACGGTTGTGGGTGCGCCACCCCGCGTGCTCGCGGACCGTGAGCCCCTCGGCCACGAGCGCGTCGTAGAACTGCTGTGCTGTCATCGGTGTCGCCATGCTGGTTCCTTCCGGTGGTTGTACGGGTTGCTCAGTTCCAGACTTCGATGAACACGGCGCCCACCGCACCGGCGCCGCCGTTCTGGGTGGACGGCGAACCGCCGAGGCCGACGGCCTGGCCGCCGGATCCGCCGCCGCCGTAGCGAATGCCCGCGTTGCCGGTGCCGTTGCTCGACCGGGACAGGCCGCCGGATCCGTAGCCGCCGCCCGAGTCACCGCCACGGCCGGACATTCCGGCCAGGTTGTCGATGCGGACGGCCGAGGAAGCGTTCATGCCGGGAACGGTGACGTCACCCGTTCCCGGGGCGGCGCCGGTGGCGCCTACCGACGTGGCGGGGGTGGTACCGGACGCCATCACGAACGGTCCGCCGTTGCCACCGTTGGCGACGCACCAGGTACCGAACGAGGACGCGTTGCCCGGGTCGCCGTTGTTCGCGCCGATGCCGCCCGCGCCGCCCGCGCCGACGGTGACGGTCTCACTGGCAGCCAGGGACGTGATCGGGATCCACCGCTCGCTGTAGCCGCCACCGCCACCGCCGCCGTTGACGGCGAGCTGGCCTGCGGTACACGTCGCACCGGCGCCACCCCCACCCGCGCCGATGGTGATGACCCGGATGCGAGTGGCGTTGGGGTATGAGGCCTTCGTGAAGCTGGTGACACCGGCCGTGGTGTTGGTGATCAGGGACACCATGCCCAGTGAAGTCTTGACCAGTGTCAGACGGCCGTCCGGCAGGACGTCGAAGTACGTGCTGTCCACGCAGACGCGGGCCATGTGAATCCTTCCTCAGGGGTTGCTACGGGTCAGTCTACGGTGGCCGTGTCGGACGGCGGGTCGGTCTCTTCCGGCACGGCCGTTTCAGGTTCGGGGGCGAAGACGGCGACGTGCAACACGGCATTCGGCACTGCGACGCCGTCCAGCCCGCGTGCGACGAGCATCGCCCCGTAGATGCTGACGTCCGCGACGGTGACGGACACCTGCGACGGCCCCATTGCGACGGCCGTGACAACCGCGTCTTCGGTGTACGACGGGAAGCTGACCGATGCGACACCTGTCGCATCGGTGCGGTACACCCCTGCCAGCACCACATGGGGACCCGTCGCAGACGCCGGGGGACCGGCAGGCCCCTGAGGACCGGGGACGCTGGACCGTCGCGACGTGCTGCGCGCCTTGCGCGCGGTCTGTTGCAGGATGCCCGCGAGGGGGTTGCCCGGCACCCTGTTCGCGGGGCTGTTGCGGATCGCCATCACGCCACCGCCAGCTGTCCGCCGGTCGCGGTGACCTGAACCGTGATCTGCTCTTGCCCCGGCGACCCGGTCGATCCACCGTCTTCCTGCACCCGTACCCCCGTGATCTTCAGACGCTGACTGATGGGACGGCACGTCCCGTTGCTCGCGATGTCCAGGCACCACCCGGGGATGAGCGAGCGCATGTCGACGTTCGTGTCCGGGGACAGCGTCACCGAGGTCGTATCGATGAACACCGGGACGACGGCTGAGGACGCGAGACGGGCGCGGGCTGCCTCATCAGCGGACGGCTGATCCGTGATCGTCGTCTGCTCTTCGTACTGTTCGAGCAGCCCGTAGTACGGGTCGATGCCGCCCGCGACGCCGATCGCGCCCGATTCCTCGGACCCGGCGATGATCTGCCGGGTGATGAGCCGGGCACCGTCCTCGGCGACCGCAAGGCGGTCCGGAAGGTCCGCGTCGGACATGGCGCCCACCACCTGGCAGAACCCGTCCGGCAGGATGATCACGTTGCTTCCGATGGCTGTGAAGTCGATGCCGGTGTCCGCGAGGTCGCGCAGGTGGTCGGCCGTCTGTCCGACGTTCTGCTGGTAGCTGCGGCCGCCGGTCACCCCGGACGGCCCCATGACGGTGACCGTGTGGCCCGGGTCGTCCGGTGCCAGGCCGTCGTCGATGAGTTCCCGGGCGATGACGGTGAGGTCGGTGCCGTTGTAGACCAGGTTCCGGTGGGGCACGCGTCGGTCGAGAAGCCCCACGATGTCGACGGCGATCAGGCTCATCTCGTCCTGGTTCCAGCTGATCGACACGATGAACCCGGACCACACGAACTGGTCGCCCCGGTACAGGTTCAGCATGTGGCGCCAGGACCTGACGTTCCCGAGCTGGCCGCAGCACCCCGGCGCCGCACTGATCCGTACCGTGGCGGTGCTCACCTCGTTCAGCTGACGGTTGTACTCGACGGCGACCAGGCCGCCGTTCGAGACGATCGTGTTCCCGTCCCGGTCGGTGATGATGTACGAGTGGTTCGCACAGCCGAGCGTCATCAGTACCCCCGTCCACTCAGGTCGATCGTGACCGTCGAACCGGCGGGCGGCGGGTTGGCCGAGTCGGTCTCGATGCTGACGCAGTAGTAGTCGCCGGTCAGGCCGTTCACCTTCAGCGGGTTGCCTTCGCTGGTGCTGTAGACGGTCGTGGCGGGCGCGCACGGGCCGCCGCACTGCACGGACGCGGTTCCGGTCTGGCCGTCGACGGTGACGCTGCCACCGGCGGGCACGAAGGTGAAGACGAAGTCGTCCACCGGCTGACACAGCTGACTGTCGACATAGGTGACGCTGCACGGTGACGCGTCCGGCTTCGCGTAGAACGTGACGCGGACGTTGCGCAGCGCCCCTGGCCCGGGGTTCGACACGGTGACGGTCGGAACGTCCTCTGCCCATGCCGGGCGCCCCGAGAGGTCGAGCAAGTACAGATCCCTCTCACGCACCAGCGGGACGCAGAAGTTCGAGTTCGGCACGTCCGGCTCTGGTGGCTGCATGATCGGGTTCAACGGGTCCTGGCAGATGACGGCCGTGTCGCAGTCCTGGTGCAGGCAGACCGACCCGCCACAGGTGGTACCGGTGGACGTCAGGCACCAGGTCACGCAGGCCTGCGCGGGCTGCCCGCCGATGGGCAGGAAGACGTTCAGCGCCGGGGTCTGCTCGGTGTAGGCCCACGGGACGGCCGCGACAAGGACGAACTCGACCTCGATGAGCTCGGCGCCCGAAGCGCAACTGCTGGTGGCGCAGCTGCCCGTCCCGGTCCTGCGGGTGACGGTGGGGCCGGACACGAGCGCCGTACGGCGGAAGGTCCTCTTGTGCGCGATGTTGAAGGCCGTCGCGCTCATTCCGGGGTCGGGGCAGCAGTTGTACATGAACAGCCGGTCACCGGCGCATGCGTCGCAGGCGTCGTTGGTGGTGCTGAACGTCGCGTTCAGCACCTCGGTGAGGTAGTGCAGCCCGTAGGCCGCCCCGCAGCACGTCGACCCGACGATGACGCCCGAGACGGTCATGGTCCGGGGAAGGACCTGGGACGCGCCGAACACGCCGCCCCCGCCCACCGCGTTGGTGGTCGAGCGGGTGTAGGGGCTGTCATCCACCCCGTCCACGGACAGGGGCAGGAAGCCGAGGTACTGGGCCGACTCGGGGACGGCCGTGTCGTACCAGGGCGCCTGGTTGCCGGGGGTCTCGGGGCGCACGTAGGTGGGCGCGACGTTGCCGAGAATCTCTGCGGTCAGGGACGGGCAGGTGCAGATCGAGGGGCCGGTGTCGAAGGGTGACCCGACGTTGGTCAGGTAGGCCTGAAGGCGGGTCGTGTTCCACAGTTCCCGGACGCCGAGCGCCGCGTAGTCGGTGAGTATGGCTACTCACACCCCTTCTGAGGCTCGCTCGGGTTCGAGGTGACGTCCAGGTCCAGGCTGCCGCTGCAAAGCAAGCAGCCGGGCATACACGGCCTCTGCGACCGGCAGCATGACAGCTGGCACGGAAGCTGGTCCACAAGCCTGTTGGGCGGCGCGGGAATCGGTCCACGAGCGATGTCGGAAGCGACCGACGCAAGGGCGGCAACAGTGACTTCGAGCCCTGGCCTTCGGATGCCCAGCAGCTTCAACAGGCGGCGCTTCAAGCGCATCACGGTCCTTCCCTCGGTGGTGGTACCAGCTTACCGGCGCCCGACGGCGGCGACTCAGTGCCCCAGATCCGGTCCCGGCAGAATGCTCGGCAGAATGGGGTGGCAAGAAACCGCAGGTCAGGCGCCGATGGCAGAATCCCGCAACAAAAGAGACCCCCTATAAGGGGGACATCACACACTCGGTAGTTACTACATGCGCGCGCCCGCGTACGTAAAGTGACGAGCCGTGTGTATCGCCTTATATAGAGCCTCGACTTTGT